GCTCTAGCAAATTCAAAGTAACTTCTTCTTTTTAAGTTTTCTTTGAATTCATTTTTTTTATTGAAAACTTTTTTATAAACTTCAAGCATTTCCTCATCTGTTAGGTCTGCTGGATGGGTGTAGAGTGGAAACCATTTAAATCCTTGACTATCCACTTCTTTTTGTTTGTAAAAAGCAATAACACCATCTTCTCTAGCCCACGCTACTGGTTCATTGTTCATTCACAGTTCTTTCTTAATCGTTTAGTTTTATCTTCGTTATCGCTAAAGTATTTACATTCTTTACCTGCTCTAGGACTATCTACAAAGTAAGACTGATACTCTGGTGTAGCCCTAGCAGTAAAGCGATAACACCTCTCACGCTTCTTACAGGTTTCATCACGACACATTGTTATATCAGCCATTCTCTTGTGCCTTTCTTAAACAAACAAACTTATAAACCTTAGTATTTGCACCACTTACCAAACTCTTGGCATCCTCGCCAGCTTGCATACACTCTTGCCTTGTTGCAAAGTTAGGGATGTTTGTAATTGCCACGCTATCTCCACTAGCCAATACACCAGCGTAAATATAAATAACTAATATCCAGTTCATTTCTCTTGTGCCTTTCTTAGTATTGCTCTAGCAAATCGCATAATAAAGGTGTTATAGCCAACATTTTTTAAGTGGCACATATCCTGAATAATGCGTATTTCTGCATCTGTTAGTGTCTTTGCTGGATGGGTAATAAAGCCTCGCTTTTCCAATTCCACTATTGTTTCTGCCATTACCTCAGCAGGCACTTCAGCGTTTTCCCATGCCAGTATCTCGTTACGCATCTTTTCTGCCTCTTCACGATGTAACTGCACCAAGTCTACAAGCTGACTATTGGTTAATTTGACAGCCCCAACACGCAATTTCAACGCTTCTATTTCAGCTTGTTGCTCGTCGTGCCTTTTATACAAGTAGTCCTGTGTTTCTAGTAGTTGTTCAATTCGTACTTGTTGCTGGCGGAGCATATCGGGTATTTCGTGAATAAGCCTGTCATATTCCTCTCCCCTAAACATTTTTGTTAATTCATCAGCTAGTTCATTTGCGTTCATTTTTTTTCCTTTAATGCTTTTAAATAGTTTTTAAAGGCTTTGTCGTCATCTTGAAATATTCTGTCAAATAACTCCCGAGTTGGGACTCTGGCGGTATGTTCTTCAAAAGTGCCGTGAAACACATAGTAAGAAAATGCCCTACAAGCCCATTCATAAGCTCTACAGTCGTCTGCTTGGTCGCACTTGTCGCAAGGGGCTTCACCCTCAAAAACTCGTCTTGCATAAGTTTCCATATTCCCCTAATTAAAAGTAGCAAGTCAAATCCTTCTTAATCCTGAAATCTCTAAGAGCCATAGAATTGAATAATGTCATTGACCTGCTATGTAAGTAATTTATTATTAATTACAAGGGTTTTGTATTAGGACATACCCTATGTTGTTGTAAATACACTACAAAACCACCTTAAAAAAATAATGGTGTAAGTGCATGAAATTTAAAGAAAAATTCATGCAAAAATAGGACATTGACAGGCATAACAAAGTAAATTTCCCTGTAAAAACAAAGTAATTAAATTCACAGGGAAAAAGTTTCTCGAGCGGAAAGAATATACAAAAAAGTAGCGTAAATTACACAAATATTCCCGAACGGGAAGAATGTAAGAAAAAGAAATGATTTATTTATAAGCCATAAACTTTACAATTCCATGTCTACAACTTTACAATTATCCGCCAAAACTTTACAAAAATGTCTACAACTCTGCTGATATGTATACTTTTTGTCAATAACTATACATATATGGCTGTATTTGGCAGTTGCTATCTATTAGGTGGAAAGCCGCAAAAACCCTAACTTACTGCATCCTACATTGGCGGCTTAACGCCCTAAATAAGGTGAGGTGGCAGGACTCCGTGAATGTATGGTTGCGAAAGGGGAAATCGCACCTACCACCTCTTGAATTTAGTTTAACCCAGTTTTAAGTTTGTATATTTTTAGTAACGCTAAAAACATTTCGTAACCATCACGAAGGTCTTGCTCTTTATGCTCGTATATTGCTACTTCGCCAGTTTCGCCATTAATGTATACATTAGCGCACCGTGCTGTGGGCGCTAAGACTTCTCTGTAGGCTGCAAGCTGTAGTGTATGCTCTAGGTAGGGTGTTAGTTCACCAGGGGCTTTTTCCGTTGTTTTAAAGTCAATTACTACCCCACTAAAGTCATGGCGTGGCTTGCAATATAAATCGCATTTACCGCCATAGCCTTCTTGGTTTACTAAAGACTGCTCTGCAATCCATAGTTGCGCCCCAAAATAAGCCGTTATAGCCTCATCTACCTTGCGGACATAGTCAGGTATTGCTGGTAAGTATTCTTGGCTGTAGAAGCTCTCTAAGAAGTCGTGTATTTGAGTACCCCTAGCCATAGCGTCTTGGGACTTTTTCTTAGCCAATTCTAATATTCGTGCTACCCATTCTTTTTCGCCTTCACCTTCTTGGCGAGGATTTTCAATAGCAGCTTTAATAGCCTCACCTTGCAACCAGTTGTTTAAGCCGTCTTTGGAAAGTTGCTGGTTTATAGTGCTGACCGAAGGCACTAATGTGCCAGGCGATGCTTTGGCATCACGCAAGGTTACCGACCTTTCCTTGCCGTTTTTGCCCGTCATAGTGTAGCGTGGTGCGCCAGTTAAAGCGCAATACCAATGTTGTGACATATTTTCCCCTTGTTACTGCTTAGTTAAGTAATTCTAAAATTGCTTCTCTGTCTATGTCATTTAAACAACAGTCTGCACAAACTTGTATTACATCACGCAAAACAGTTGCTAAGTCATTAACCTCAAATGCTATTAACTGCCTTTCCTCATCTACCCCAAAAGGCTCAGTAGAAATAATGGCTTTGTCGCCAATAACATCTTTAATTTGACTTAGCATGTCCATCTCCTTAAAACGGCAAGTCCGAGTCTATAATTTCGTCAGCGCCTTTAGGTGTAAACCCTTTGGCCTCTTTTTCTTTGCCAATAGAAACGCTAAAGAATTTACCTTTAGTGCCTTCTTTAACCCACGCAGATAGGTAATGCTCACGGTTATTGACCATAATACTGCCTGTATAGTCTGGGTGATTTTCCGTTGTTTTGCGGTCATTTTTGAATAGTGAACCACTACCCTCTTTTGGTATGTAAGCCATTAGATTTCCTTTGCTTTTACTACTGGTTGATTAACTTTATTTGACGCTGTGTTTCCATCATCGTCAGCTTGAACTACACCTACTACGGCAGATAAAGCCCCTCTCCGCATATAGCTAAGAATTGCCATACATCCATGAGCATCCGCTTTAGTTACAGGCATAGACATTTCTTGGCTAATATATTCGCCAGAAGAATGAGTAAGAATAGTAGTTAAAGACATAGACTTGTCTAATTCTGAATAAGTCCCAGGGAATTGAGCCACAGCCAAACCATTACTAGCCAGCAAATCGCGGCAAGCATCCCATACAGACTCCAAGTCCGCATACTTAGACTTAAAAAATGGGTTAGCAGAGTCTTTCTTGGCATGAGTAAGTTTCCCCTGTACGGTTGATAGTGCTTTGGCTAAGTTAGCAATGCTTTCAGATTGGTTAATCATTTGTCACCTCTAATGCTTGGAAAAGAAGCTAAAGGATTGCCGCCAAAAATATTAGCAAAGCTATTAACTACATCTTGTAACAATGGGTCTACATGGCTATTGCGTTTTGGTTTGCCACAGGCTTGACGAATACAGTCAATTTGTTCTTGGCTTAATTCGCCACCGTATTCCATGTCATCAAGTGCAGTCTCTAAAAATTCTTCATGCTCAAGCATTAGTTGGTTTAATTCAGACATTTAAGTTCCCCTTAAATACATAGCGAAATTGCTATATACACACTATAAGCCAACTTATAAAGTTTTGCAATAGCCTTGATAAATATATTATTTTTATGTAAGATTGACGCATGAAAACAACATTCGCACTTACAGACGCACAAATGATTGGACTTTTAGGGGGCGCTAAAGCAGTAGCAAACCTATTTAAAATAGACCAAGCAGCCGTAAATCAATGGAAAGTCAATGGTATTCCGCTTAACAGATTGGTATTTTTGGCGGCAGAAATTGAAAAACAATCTAATGGCTTGGTAACTCGCAGGGATATGTTTCCAAAATTGGCATTGTATGTTTGGCCTGAACTTTTGCCACATAAAAACGCTTTTTTGAAAGAAGATAATGATTACTCAACTTGATGTAGTTAAAAACTTTACATACGAAAATGGTCATCTTTATTGGAAAAGACCTAGGTCTGGAATACAAGTAAAAGACCAAGCTGGAAGCGTAGACTCTAAAGGTTATTTAAGAATACGATTTAATGGAAAAAAGTATTTAAATCATAGACTTATATTTTTAATGCACTATGGTTATTTACCAAAAATGTTAGACCATATAGACCATAATCCATTAAATAATTGCATAGAAAATTTGCGCCCAGCAACAAGAGAAGAAAACGGTTATAACAAACCGTTGCAAAAAAACAACAAATCAGGTGTAAAAAATGTGCATTGGCATACTCAAGCAAAAAGATGGGTTGTAAGAATAGGTTTTAATAAAACATTTAAACACATTGGTTTGTTTAAAGATTTAGAACTTGCCGAACTTGTAGCCCAAGAAGCTAGGGACAAATACCACAAACAATTTGCGTGTCATTATTAATGCTTAAATTACCTAGCGTTACCATTTGCGCTATAGATTCGGTGCAACCTGACAAAGCCAAAAAAGCCATAGAAAGAAGCAAAAGACACATTGAATTTGGTGGTGAATTATTTATTGACCACATGAGCATTAATAGCCGCCAAGCGTATAGCAAATTTGTGCTTCAAGAGCTACATAAATACATTCACACAGACTTTGTTTTAATTGTTCAATGGGATGGGTGGGTCATTGACGCAAACGCTTGGCAGCCCCAATTTTTAGACTATGACTACATAGGTGCTGTATGGCCTTGGCATCCTGAAGGACTGCGTGTAGGTAATGGTGGTTTTTCTTTACGAAGCAAAAAGTTGTTGCAATTATGCGACACTCCACAATTTAAATACAGCGACAAAAATGAAGATGATTTAATATGTCATTTTAACCGTGACTACTTGGTTAGCAATGGAATAAAGTTTGCCCCAGAAGAATTAGCAAGGTATTTTAGCTATGAAAGGGAGTTGTCAAACTTGCAAACCTTTGGTTTTCATGGAGATTTTAATATGGGCAAATATTTGTAGTAGAATTACCATCCTTTCTTGAGGCTCTAACGACATACCAGGGGAAAGGAATTACAGCGCTACTGGGGGTAATGGTTGAAACAGCGCAATATAGGTGGCGAAGTTAGTGCCTATACCATGCAAGACTGACGGG